GCTTGTGCCTGCCACTGTGCAGCAGTAGAAGAAGCTGCTTCAACTTCTTGTTTAACTTCTGTTACTGCTGCAAGTTCGTTCTCATCGACAACAGAAAACCCAAAATCAAAATTACTTAAGTCTGTTATATTTTTTGTTGCCATGTTAGTCTCCTATCTTTCTAGTCCGAAAATTCTTAATACGTTTTGTATTCTTCCAGACTTCATAAATTTATGAAATTTATAAAACATTGGTTCTCCTATTTATACAAAGAAATCCAACAAATCCGCTTGTTTTTCTAATCTCCAGCCAATACTCTCACAAATGTTGTTAAGCGGTTCTTTGAAAGATTTCTCAAATTGTTTTTCATAATCAATATATTTCTCTAACCCGAATTCTTCTGGTAGAATGGTTGGGACTGCGAACACATTCTCTCTTATGGGGTTTGGAAGTTTCATATAACAAAATTTAATTTTGTCTCCTTCAAATATTGGCTGGTACCTACGTGCAAGTTTCTTCTCTTCAAGTATCTGGTTATACATGAGAGATGCCCTTACATGAATAGGTGTCCCCTTCTTATATATATCTGACGCAGAAGTCCACTTTGTCAAATATCTACATCCTCTAGGAAATGCTACATCCTCAAATGGCATTTCTCTAAACTGTTTCTCAAAGTTATCTACATAATCTCTCAAAGGCTTTTCACCTTCTCTCATTAGAACTTCGAGTGCTTCTTTGATTGCATCTCTGCAAACTTTTGGAGTACTGGATCTTACAGATTCAATACCCATCATCTTTAACTTAGGTTCAGCATATCTTACACCTTCATTATCAAACACATTTAAGATGTAATGCTTCTTACCTGTCCATATACCTTTGTCAGCAATAGCTTCTCTTTTCATGACCATCTTCTGTTCATAAGCACCAACATACTTAGCAAGTTGTTGATAAGACTTATCAATAAATGGTTCGAGTATATCGTTTGCAACTTTATCTAAAAAGTCAACAACTTTGATAGTCTCAGTTTGATCAATACCAGATTGATTGACAAGTTCGTCAAGAACAACGTATAGAGAGTCTGTATCGACTGCCACGACATAGTCAACTCCTTCTGTATTAAGTTTCTTGTTAAGGTATTCGTTGATCTTAACTTCCATCCACTTAATCGAAAGCTGGCCAGATAGTGTAATTGATTCTGCATACTTAGTATCAAAAAACCTGAAGTACTGATTACCAAGAGCACCATAAGCCGAGTTAAGTTGAATCTTTTTAGCCATTTGCATGTTGTTACACTTTGCAATTTCATATTCCAATTCCTTTGTAGGGGTCTTTTCGTATTTTTGTTGAGCTTTAATCATTCGTGTCTTCCATTTCACACGATCATTGTACATAGTTTCCATTAACTTAGGTAGGAAACCTTGGAAGTCTTTTGTATACATTGCTCCAGAACCACAAACTGTTACATTGTGTTTGTTCATAAAGTCTCTGATGTTTTCATTGTTGTATAGACCTCCAATGATTTCATCTGCTGTAGGTCTTTGTCCAATATCTCTCACATAAGTTTCTGGTGAGATATTGTATTGCATAATCAAGTGAGGATATAGACTGTTTAAGTCAAATGATACTACCCAGTTATGCATTCCAACTTGTGGGTCTTTTACATAAGCACCTTCTACTTGAAATGCTTTATCTTCTACAACTTTAGGTGGAACCACTTGATTCTTTTTCATTAGATAGTTGTGAATAATAACATCCCACATACGCACAGATGTAAGAGAGTCAACTAAGTTAACACCAGCATCGTATGCAATCGTACATGCTTGCTCAATTAGTTTCATCTTATCATCTAATCGTTCTACAAGAACAACGTCCTTGATGTTATAGTCTAAGAACTTCTGATAATCTTGTTTGTATAATTCGTTAAGTGTTCCATACTCAGAATAGTCTAGTTTCTTCTCACCTAGTTCTTCTTGACCAATAAAGTCAAGTGCATAACTTTCTTTTTGAGAATATGTAAACTTCTTGTATAAGTTCATATAGTCAAATATAGTTACACCAACAATCTCTTTAGCATTAGGTGGAGCATCTCTTCCAAGTGCTTGGTTCTGAGCTGTAGGTATAGTTCTATCTTTTACAATACCCCAAGGTGATAATCTGTTTACTTGTTCTGCTGAAACTCTCTTTCGGATCCTGTTAAGTGTATAGGGAATATCAAATAGCTCAATGTTCCATCCAGTTACAATCTCAGGATTATAATGTACCCAGAGATCAACAAACTTAATTAGTAAGTCTGTTTCACTCGCACATTTAACATATCTATCATCACCACTTGGTTTATATTCACCAAGTCCTAGTATAGTAGACTCACCTCTACATCTAACAGCAATAGATAGAATCTCTTTATCAGCTTCTGCAATATTAGGAAAGCCTTCATCAGACTTAGTCTCAATATCAAAGTTAAAAACAGTAAGTTGGTTTACATCAAACTCTCTATCAGGATACTCTTCATTGATAAACGCATATGCAAATTGTTGCATACCATAGATTGGTTTGTTTGATATCTTACCATACTCTTGGATATAGTTTCTAGCTTCACCAATGCTGTTAAACATTTTAGGTTCAACTACTTCACCTTTGATAGTTTTTAGATGTGATTGTTTTACTGAATGAGTATACAACGTAGGCATGTAAGGAACTTCACGTTGCTTCTGCTCTCCGTCTTCAATGTATCTTTCTAAGATTACATTTCTATTTTGTGTTACGTTTGTATAAAATCTCATGTATTATTTTTTACTCTATCCCTTAAACTACTTGTACTGAATGAATGATCACGATTATTATACACGATCTCTATATTATTGTCAACACAATATTGTTTTCCAGTGAAGTCTTTTTCTATGTAATCACTACCTATAATTCTAACATCTATTGGTAATGTTTTTAGGATATCTAATACATCAGCTTCAGTGTTATAGACAACTACCTCATCTACAAATCTACATGCTGTAATCTGTAATTGTCTTTCAAAAATGGATTGGATAGGCTTATTCTTCTCAGGTCGATCGACTGAGGGATCATTTTGTAAACCGACAATAAGGTAATCGCATTCTTGTTTAGCTTCTGCTAACATTGCTACATGCCCAGCATGCAGTAAGTCCATACAACCAAACGTGATTCCGATTTTACCTTTGTCGCTAACGTCTCCGTTAAGCCACTTTAGCATAATCTAATCCTGTAAAAATTCTTTCTCATCAAGAAGTTTATTGCACATATCAAGTTTATCTTGAGCCTCAGCTGCTTTACTCAATTCCATTTCAATGGCTTGTACAATTTCTGGATGCTCGCCAATGCCTACAGATTTCTCTTTGTAGACCATAATGTTTGCTTTTGCAACAGCGACATCACCTTCTAATTTTTTCTTAAGTGCTTGTAGTAACATATCAGACATTTTCCAACCTGGTCATTAACCTTTCTGCTCTATTGGTAACTTGTTTGTACCATCTAGAATCTCTTCCTTCAATAGCTGCTTCCTTCCAGTCACCTGAAACTAATGCTGCATTATGTTTCTTAAACTTTGATAGTCTTGTTAGACCCATGTTAAACATCATGTTAGCAATAACTTGTTTTACTTCTTCAGGGTAACCATCCCAAGCATCATGTAATTTTTTGCAGTCTTCGACTACTGACTCTACGTCTTTTTCAAAGCACTGATCAACACGTTCTTCGCTGATTGGTGTACCGACTTCTAGTCCATACTCTTCATCGCTCTCAAGTACAAGGTGACCAATACCAAATGTAGGATAACCTAAATGGTCTTTGTAAATTTCATAGACCACACCTTCGTCAACTTTTAAAGTTTCTTTTAGTTGATCGACGTCGATATCTTTATTATCTTTTCTAAAAAACATATGTTCTCCTATTTGTTCCTTATATTTATAAGGCATAGAGACCATATGCACTAAGCCTATGGCCTCTATTATAGTAGGCTAATGATTAAATGTCAACTACTTGACTTTAATTTCAATAGGCTTTTCAGCCTCAGGAACTTCCTTAATCAACTTGATTGCTAAGATCCCATCACTATATGTAGCGTCTTTCACTTTAACATGTTCTGCTAAAGCAAAGATTCTTTCAAATGATCTTCCTGCAATACCTTGATGTAAGAATTCCTTCTCAACTTCCTCACCTTTCTCAGCAGAGATTCTTAATGATTGTTCTTTGAGATCAATCTTAAAATCTTTCTTACTGAATCCAGCTGAAGCTATTTCAATAACAAAACTTTCTTCATCAAGTTTTACAATGTTGTAAGGCGGATAGTTGCCTTGAGGTTGTGAGTGGATTTTGTCAAGACGTTTGAACATCTCATCAAATCCGATTCCGAAGGGCTTGATACGCCCAAATGGTTCTTCGTATATAGTCATATATTCCTCCTTTAAAGCGAAGATTTATTGTGAGCCTCTTATGAGCACTCACTTCTATTTATAATTATATGATGATTTATTATTAAAAGTCAACGGTTTTTTTGTCCAAACCGAACTTGCAAGGCATTCTCTCATGCCACTGTACACTCTAGCTACCCTATGAATTCTATATGAATCATAAAATACAGCTCTACCAGTAATTGGTTTTATTCTTTCAACTTGTGTAGATTCATCTAATAATCTAATAATATTATTAAACTCTTTTTTTGAGTTGGATCTTTGATTGTCTATTATTTCTAAGTAACCACCTTTACAATCAATGTATGGATAGTATGCTACAGTCAAATAAGCTGAGTTATATTGATTTTGTTGTTCAGCTTCAATCACATCTAAGTGCCATCTATTAGCTGTATGACCATTAGATTTATTAATCCAATACTCAATGCCTCCATCTTTAAATTTATCTGGATCAATTAAATCTTTCCAAATCTGATGTAAAGCTATTTCTATTTTAGTTTTAGGATTTCTAAAATCTTTCATGTCCCAAAAATTGTATTGTGAATTAGGAAATTCTTGATACTCTTTATCGTGAACTAACTCTTCTCTAAACTTTTCACGTATATGTTTATCAAATACTTTTAACATTATCTTTTATCTACATTGCCTTTATAGAATTCTGGCTTGTCATTTTTATAATGTTGCACCCAAGCAGATTGAACTGCATTTCTATCTTTACTATTTCCACCTGTAGTACATTTATCACAAGGAGCACCATGAATATTTCTAGCACTAGTCATAAGTTTTGATCTTATACCATTCATGCCATCACTATTCCACACCTCAGAGAATGGTTTCTCATTTACATTTCCAAACCCTCCACCTTCTCTTTGCCAATCATGACAACATAAATCTAAATCACCGTTCCAATTTATAAATGCTTTAACAGATGGTACAAAGCAAGGTCTACTACTTGTTCCTTGAGATATACCTTCGTGTGTTGATGATCCAGCTCTACTACTAAACACAGCTGTAGTAGTAACATATCTTGGAGTTATTCTGTAATTAATAATACCTGAAAATTTACTTAACATTTTTTTCCAAGCTAAGTATTGTTCTGTATCATCATAGATATCAACATGAATAGCAGAAAGATTAACGTCAGCAAACTCTTGCAATTCATACCATTTGCCTTGTAATATTTTATCACCATTAGTTGTTAGCTCTGTATAAAATCCAGCATCTGTACATATCTTTATACAATCTAATATCTTTCTGTTAAGAAGTGGTTCACCAAAACCACTAAACATCATTTGACCTCTGTAGTTATATTTGACTAAATCATCTACAACATTCTGTACTGTGTTTGGATCTAAATGTAAATTGAGGTTAGGATATACTTCTGGATCATGTCTAGGACAAAAGTGACAAGTCCTGTTACAAAGTTCTGTAGGATTAAATTCAACAATCTTCAATCCTCTGAAAGGACTGTTTGGATCCTGTTCTATTATTTTTTTAGGAGTGTGTGCACTGTAATCTTGAATTGTATAATGTTCTTGATTCTTCCAAGATACGTTATAAATGAATTTGGTTACTTTTGGTTTCTTATGATGAGCTTTATTAAAGTCGTCTAATTCTGATATATCTAAAATTGGTATGTCCATAATCTATAAGTCGGGTCTGAGAAGACGCTCGCAGGCCGGCCAAGTTGGTCTCCCCCAGACCCTTTTATTTTTTCTTACCGATATTATACTTGGCAACTAATTCCCATTCACCTTTTTGGTTAAATGGTATGACTTTAATTGTACTTAAAGATCCGGCATTAGCTACTTTCTCTGCATTTACTATATCAACTAATTCCCATTCTTCTAATAAGTTAGCTATTGTGTTTCTTCTTGATTGATCTTCTTCTGAAAAATCGGACGGCTTGCCATCCAATGCAAATAATTCTTTAAAGTGTACTATGTAATACTTACCTTGTTTGTGAAGTATGTGACATGATTGAAATAATGTGTTTGACTTTTTAGATGCAACACCTATTCTGGTTAGGGTCTCTTTTACTTTTAAAAAGTCGTCTGGTTGTTTTAATGTCACTTCAACCATACTATCAATACTAATCATTTTTTATTCCTTGTTCCATTTTATTTCTAATAGTAGATAGTTGCTCTGTGGATAATAGTCTGATGGCTTCTTTGGCTTTTGATAATGAGATTTGATAATACTCACTAACCATAACTAAGTCATCATTTTTATCTGCTTTCGCCCACTTTGCAAATCTCTTCTTTTTACGTATACTATTTAGAAAAAACTCGTATTGTAGCTTGTTGTCTAGGAAGTGCATCCTATTCATTTCATTAGCATACAACAACGTGTCCGTAAAATAAGACAAGGATTTGTTGGTTAAGTATGGTGCATAACTCTTTTCTGATAACTCATCATTATCAGAACCTCTCATAAGATTCTTTTTAGTAAAGTTTATGCTGTTGACAAAATCAAAGGGTTTCATTATATTCTAATAACATAGTAAACATATTATCTTCATTGAACATAGATTCCCAATGTGTTGTATCTTTTGGTAGACACTTTCCTCCAAAGCCTCTTTTGTTATCGTGACCTGGAACATCGTAGTGTGTATATCCTAGAGTGCCTTCTGTCTTTAAGAAGTTCTTAACAACTTCATATTGTGCTCCCCACTTATCACACATATCATATATCATATT